AGGTACTGCGCCTGTAGCTTTAACTCTGATTTGCATGATTATTCCTTACGCGATAGCCAAGAAGATGAATGAACCACCACTAGCATTGATTGCCGCAGGTGCTGTGCTGCTGATTTCAAACCCTGCGCTGTAGGTGTCAACGTAGTCTGTGTTGGTGACTTCAGCCGCTGTCGAGTTCAATAAGAGATACGGATCGTTACCCGCTACGATACCCCTTGCGCTGTCCCAGACGTACCAGTCACCTGTAGAGTCAGTGCGCTTAATCATCACGAACCTCGCACCACCTGTGAAGCCACAGTTGATCTGTAGCGTTGTACCTGTGCCTGTGTAGCTGCCGACTTTGGAGACTCCAGCGCAGGTGGCGAATAGGTAGGCGACGTAGGTTGTTCCAGTGCTGTTAACATCACCATTGTTACCTATTGTAAAAACAGATGCTGTTGGTGCTGTGTTGTTCCAATAACCGCTTGCGCCAAAAGAAGCGTTTGCGTTGTTTAAACGCATTACATTTGTAGCGGTCGTAGCTGCAACATAGACTGACCAGTTTGCAGTTCCGCTTCTGCTCTTAACAATCATTAACTCAGGTACTGCCGCAAGGTTATGCGTTAATGTTCTTGCAGTATCATTCCCCGTATAACAAACCTCATCAAAGAAGCCGGGGGCGCGGCGGAAAGACCAGTTAATCCAGCTTGTAAAGCTTGCAGTGGAGGTGAATGTGATTCCGTTCTGTGTTCTAAAGACATACGCAGATGATGTTGACTCGGCGTCTGTTAAATTACTAAAAAGCAACCCCCCAATTCCTCGCAGTCTGTCTTGAAGAATTACATTGTCTCCGGTAGTACGCCCCCGCCAATTCAAGTCAATGGGAAACCCTGCATTTACAAAATCACTATTAGAAGCTGATAAACCAAAAGAGGGCGTAAACACACTCGTCCCACTCGTTGGCACTTCCATTGGGCCACGGCGTATGGCTATGTAGATGTAGGTGGAACCGTTGCCGTTTATTATTGAGCTGTTCCCTATTACGCGAAAACCAGTTGAGTTGACAGCAAAAAAAGACCCAATACCCGCCGCCTCTGAATCCGATGTGTTTGGTTCAAGAAACGAAACAACTCCGTCCGCCGTCCAGCCTCTTAGTATATCAATTAAGTACCAGTCGTTTCCTGCATCGGTAGCATTTTTAACCAAAAGCCACTGAGGCTCGTACCCAAGCGTAACAATCGGGCCGGGATTTACGCCATTACCCGTATAAGACCCACACGAAATCACATTGTCCGTACCCGTCAGACCAAAGCCGCCTGCATCGTGGGCAAATATGTAGGCAACGTATGTGCTGCCAGATTGATTAACCCCTGAGTTTGTGCCTAAAGAAAAGACAGTGCTTGTCGGCTCTGTGTTGTTCCATATTTGTGAGTTTGTATACGCAATATCCGCATCATTCAAAGCAATGTATTTAGTTGCACCCAAACTACGGTGTTGAACAAACCAGTTATCAGCGCCGGATGTTTTTTTAACAATAATGCAGCCCGGCACAGAGCCAAGATCATGAGCAATTGTTCTATTACTACCATTCCCCGTATACGTCACAACATCAAAGAACTTCGGCTGCTTGCGGAATGCCCATGAGACGTAGTTAATGCCATCATTAGTAAGCTGGCCGCCACCTGTTGCAAAGTTAACGGCAAACCCGTTTGACAGGCCGGTAATGTAATCAAAGTTTGCTGTTTGCTGTGCTGCTGAACTGTTAGAAATTAACGCATTATTTGCGCCAGCCGATGCGCCACGCGCAGTGTCGTAAAGCAGGTTGTTTCCGGCAGCGTCTCTGGATTTCATCCACACCATGCCGCCTTCACCTGACACATCAATGCCGTTTATTACTGAGTAAGTGGTATTGGCTGTAGTAGGTTTTATTAAATAAGTCGAAAAAACATCCTCAATGTAAACAGCCTCTTCCCCGCCGAGGCTTAGACCAAACCCTTGAGCAGACCCTGCACCTTTCGTCTCAAGCAAGGGCATTATGCAAACCTCGTCTGAGATGCCAACACTGTGAATGTCGCTGCACCCGTCTTAATAATTGTGTAGATGTAGGCATCAATACCTGAAGCATTACCCGCAGCAGGAGCAGTACCGCCTTGCCACTTAGGAGTCACAGCAGAACCATCTACCTGCACAGCACTGTTGTAGTAAGCCGTAGCACCTTGAGTGACGAGGAAGGCTGCTGTTACTGACTGACCTGTTGTCATAGCCGTGTTCAAGCTTGTGCCGCTTGATGCCCTGAAGTTAACAGTCCAGTTCGCTGAAGCATTACTTGTGTAGTACAGGACAGACTGCGTAGTGATGTCATAGGCAATCGTACCCGTAGCTGCTGTCGCAGACACTGTAGCTACTTCTGCTGCATCGTTTAACACAACGGCAAGTGTGCTGGTTGTGCCACTAAAGGTTTGTTTTCCAGTCCAAGTATTAGCAGCAGAAAGTGAAAGATTAAGGGATGTCCAATCAGCAGACGCACTTGGGTCAGTTGTTCCGCTGGTGTTTGTGGTTGCTCGATATGACAGATAATTGATCGGCGACCAAACAACTGCGCCCGTAAGGTATGATTGACCGCTGACCCACTGCGTTGCATTAACCGCAGCAACAGCCGCAGCAGATGCGCCAGATGCAGTGTTTGCGGAAGCCTGGGCGTTAGTTGCGTTAGTGCTGACCTCACCAGCAACCGTGTTTGCTTGCCCTGACCAAGTATTGGTTGCAGTGATCACAGCAGGCAGTGATGTGCCGTATAAAGTGTCTGCGCGGGTGTCAAAGTTGACTGGATCAGTTGTTAGAGGTGGTGAGCCTAAACTCGGTATGGTTTGCGTTATAGTAGTCATCAGACTCGCTCCAGCTCAAAATTCAAAATTACGTTTTCAGGGTATTGCAGGTTGATACTGAAATCGCGGTAGTAGCCAAGCATTGAAACTGCTTCAAAGTAACCATCACTTGCATTGTCTATTCCGTACCAAAAGGCAGGCTCTGCGTTCAGCAGGTCTCTAGTCTCAATGATTTTATTGACCGCAATTTTATCACAGAAAACAGTCTGCCTGCTTTTCGGGATATTCCTTCTTTTGACAAGAATTGCATTACCTTCATCGTCTCGGTCAACAGTGGAAAAGTTCAAAATGTCGCTGATTGCACTGTATTGCGTTTTACCAAATGCCACTTCACGACCCACGCCAAGCGCAGCCAGTTCAGCGTTGCCAGTTGTTGCAGTCAGCGTGACTGTAACGATGCAGTCCGTATAAGGTGGGATGTTAAAAAAGTTTAGACTCTTTTGCGTTGTGAATGGCACTGTGAGGTGTTCATACCATGTGCGAACAATTCGAGTATTTAGACTGCCCGTTGAGGTAAAGATAGTGCCGCCACCTAGCACACTGGTCACTGTCACCGTGTAGGAGTTAGCCTGTATGCCATCGAGACAGATACTGTCGATTCGTTTGCCTGGTGCGAAAACAACAGTAAATGTCAAAGGCACACTAGTGCGATTGTTTCTATCGTAGTCAAACAAGCGGAAGCGGTTAGTTTTGCCGATATACTTCCACTTTGTAGTGTCCGACAAAGGGTTGCCAGTGTTAGCAGCAACCAGCGATTGGTAGAGATCATGGTTGGCAAGGTCAGTTACTATGCCGCCCACGCCGCACGTTGAACCTGATGCATATATTGGGTAAACGATACCGGCATTCTGCCACCACGCTCCGTCTGCTAATGCTTGCCCGACATTGCCGTTTTGCTTTGACCGCCAGACTGTTTGCGGGTCACCGTAGACAGATGCAAGGCCGACCAGCGCACCAATGGCATAGGTTGTCCCAGCGTTATACGTTGCTGCAACTTCCTCTGGCACTGTGCTGGATGTGATTGATGTTATCGCAATGGGCGGGATTACTTTCATGCTGCCACCGTTACAAGTGAGTCACCATCACGCGTTACCCGCAGCAACAAGTCTGCTGTGCGCTTGGTGTAAAAAGCCATGTTACGCATTTCGGTTAGCATATCACGCATTTCGCTCATCATGCCCCCGTTGTTGCGGTTGCGCGGATCACTGGCAGTCAATACTTCCTCGCCTTTGTGCAACTCAGCCCTAAAGCCGTTAAACGGAACATTTCTAATGCCGCCAAAACCTATTCCATCTAACCTGCCGCGTTCAGCCTGACCAAGCGTTGCAGCCCTTTCCAGCAAGACATCAGCAGAGCCAGAGGATAACAGGAACTCTCTATCAGCAGGCGATACCTGACCGCCAAGAGCCTCGACCCACTGCTTTGTAAACTGTGTCAGTTGCTCAGAGATTGGCGCAGATGTTACGCCCTTGCCTTCCTCTGCTGCTGTGCCTAAGAACAGGCCATTGCCCTGACCCTTTTCATCAAAGCCGCCAAAAGGATTGTTGCTGAAGTTAACATTCAGTCCAGCGGCTTTTGCTATTTCAGTCAGTGAGGCATCGTATTTTCTGAAAACATCAATCACTTCATTTGCTGACGCTTGATCTTCCCGTCTTGCAAAGCCAACAGGAGCAAAGCCAGAGGCAAAGGCATCAACAGCAAACTTTCGGTCAGCAGATGCACCAGGTGCATCGTGTATCAACAGGCCAGCGTTGCTAGATGTTGTTGGCTTTTTGGCAAGTGCAGCAGCCGCAGCCGCAGCAAGTGCAGCCGCAGCCAGTAAAGGGTTAGCCATAATAAATGCGGTTGCCGCAGTTGCACCACCGGATATTGCAGAGCCTACAGCAGCAGCACCGCCGCTTATTGCAGTGCCTACTGACCCAGCAGCAGAGGCTATTGTTGCCCCTATGCCTGTTCCAGCAGCAGCACCACCAGCAGTTCCAGCGGCAGCAGTACCAGCAGCCGCAGCACTACCACCAGTTATTGCAGATGTGACAGCCTTTGCAGCAGCGTTTGCAACAGCACTCGTTGCCGCACTAACAACAGATGCGCCAGCAGAACCGCCACCACCACCGCCACTGCTAATGCCGACAAATTCCATCAGCTTAGACGCAGCCCACTCGGCAAGCATTCGCTGGATCATCGTGCTGAATGCTTTGGCGATATTGTCAAAAGCGTTTCTGCCGTTATTGAAAATGTCGATAAAGCTTGTTGTCAGGTATTCGTGAGTTCTGGATATTGCCTCTTCTTGCCGTCTTTGCGACTCTATTTCAGCCGCTGCGCGTTGTTCTGCCCCGCGTGTAGATAGCTTAGTCCATACATCAACCGCTTCTTGGTTGCGCTCTGCGGCAGCCGTAACCGCCTCTGTAGCATCTCTCTGGTCATACAGTGAGTTGATTGACGATTCAATGGCAATCATTTGCTCAGTAGTCAATGCTGTGCCAGCACTCATCACCGCGTTGTAGATTGCTTGTTGTCGCTCGTTCAAAACTAGCTGGATTTCTGCGCGTTTGTTTTCTGTTACCAGTTTGTTTGTATGCTCGACAGCCTTTTCCCTAGCAAGGTTCAGTGCTTCTTGTGCAGCCTGGCTAGATTTTAATTCTGCCCTTTCATCAAACAGTGCAGATGCAGATGCAATGATTGCTTCTTTCTGGTCGTCTGTTAATTCAATGCCTTTAATTTTTGTCGCGTTAAGAATAAACAGTTCACGCTCAGACAGTTGCAGTGCAGCCCTTTCTGCATCAAGTTCTGTAACCTTTGCCATAATGGCTAATGATGCTTCTTCTTCGGCAGCAGTCATTGCCACAATTGCAGTAGTTGCGGTTGTTGTACTGCCGCCCATTGCTGTGATTGCAATTTCAAGCTCTGCTATTTCGCGCTCAAGATTTAACGCTTCTGCTGAGTTTTCACCCATTGCCGCAGTAATGTTCTGGTGATTTGCGCGTGATGATACAAGCCTGCCTTGCAAGTCATCTAAACTGCCGACATACGAGGACAATATTCGATTGTGGTTTTCTTCTGTTCTGGCAAGCGCAGCAGTTTCAGCCTCAAGTGCTTCTGTCTCCTGCCGGTTGTCGTACATCATCTTGCCAAGCACTGCCAGC